GGGGCATAGATTGCAGCCCCCATAAAGCTAGTGCATACGACATAACTCTATCGTCATGGCAACCTTGCTGAGCATTGGTATGCCCTTTATCGTCCAGTACATACGTCCTCAACTCACTCACCAAATCCTTACACACTATCCCTGACTCACCTTGCCTAATCAGAGTAGCTAGTCCATCTATCAATACTGGCTTAGTCTTACTCGTAGTTAAGAACCCAGCCTTCTTAGTCATCTTGTCTGCGTAAGCGTTGTCTACCTGTCTATCTACATACAAGTTCGGATAACCTAGTTCTTGCAATCGTCTTATTGTCGTAAGCCCGTGATTATTTCTTTCAACAACCATCCAAGCTTTGTTATACAAAAGACCTAGTGCGCGCAATAGATCACCAAACATGAACGGATCAATGTGTCCGTGCCAGCAAGCAACTTGATTACCCATAGCGTCCATTACCTGAGCGCATGAATAATCTCTACCTTCTAGCCCCTCGGCTACATCAACTCCTATGCAATACCTTTGGTCGGCTTCGCATTCACGCCATTCTTTGAAACGACCTTTAGCCTTTTCAGAGAATGTAACATCGGGCAGTATCTCCCCCTCTTTGTTGTGAGAGAAACAATCTTCTAATATATTTTCTATGTAGGTACTCTCTACAAATGTCCTTCCAGAAAATAGGAACGCCTCCTGTGGGGTTAGGGGGTACTCTTGTTTAAAGAGATCCTCATTTCCTAACTCGGCTATTTTTAGCCTACGGAAGTTTAGTTGAGAATTATCCAGCCCAAATTTTTCGGTAAGGTACTCTTCATATTCGGAGGGTTCAAAATAGGGGTCTGGGGGTACTCTGTACTCTGAGTGATCAGTCCAAGGTAAGAATATTAGTTCCCAATCTTCGGATGCCCCTTTATTATTATCATGGATCGCCTTTAGGCAGCGCTCGTAGAACCATCCCCCCGCCCCGTTAGCAGTGGATTCAAGGATAACTTCTGAACCTAAACGCGGAACTGTTTGCAGTAATCCAGCAACAATCTCTGCTTTTTGAGGAAAGAACGCAACTTCTGACAAATGCAAATACTTGTTTGTTTGTCCACGTCCTACGTCTCCCGTTCTTGCAGTATGCACCCTGAACTGGCTATTGAGCTTCTCAAAAGAAATGCTTGTTTGCGTGAGCTGTCCTGTCTCTGGTTTAAAAGCTTGATGCGGTATATGGTCATAAAAGTGGCGTATCATTTCAAAGATAGCTTTGCTTGAGCTGTTTAAATGTGAGATAACTACAGCATTAGCATTCTTAGTAGTAACTGCCCGCCAAAATAAACGCGCTTCAGAGTATGTAGAGATACCCAGCTGGCGCGATTTAAGAACTAAAGCTCTGATGCGTCCTGTTTCTTTTAATTGCCTCTGTAGCCTTCTATGAACCTCTAATTGAGAGGGGTTGAACACGAAAGGGACTCTTTCGCCTTGCTTGTTAATGATGCGCAAAAAGTTCTTTGAATAGAATGGAAGGTCTTTCTTTGCCCTTGCGCCTATCTTTTGGAGTTTATCCATTAATGGAGGTCTTCTTCCTCGTCTAAGTTAGCGAGCCAGTCATCCTCTTGGTTTATGTTGGCTTCTACTTCGCTCTTAACAGGAGCATAAACACCAGCGATCTTAGCCAACTGATCCAATGCCTTTACCCTAGAACTGGCGGTAGCGTCTGGAGTGATCCCTTCTGCCTCTTGTCTTAATTTGTTAACTATATAATCAGCGTCAAGGTTGTTACGGGCTTGTATTTGTTGGGTTTCTTGTTCAACACGTTTTAAAATGTGTTCTTTCGTAAGCAAGCGTGACGCCTGTTGCCGTGCCGAGTTCTCCCTATAGCCAGCCTTAACAGCCGATTTAAAGCCATTTCTAGTCTTTACATACTCAGCTATGAAGAGTTCTTGTCGTTCTGTAGGTGTTGCCATATTGCCTCTGTCCAGTCTTTTAGTTCGCTATTTGTTAACGTGTGTTTGATAAGGTTAGCTCTAACACAACAGAGAGAGATATTGGTTTTCTCGTAGCCTTTTGCGGGGTCTATTCTGTCTATGCTAATATTTGTGTCTTTCATACCTTCAGCCATTGCATGGGTCATCTTCTTTGCAGTTAGATAGCAGATGCCTTTTTGCCTCTCATATATCTCTATTAATATTTCTGGAGTGAGCTGCCATTCTTTTCCTTGTTTTCTTCTAGCATGCTTGAGCTTTGTGTGCGCTCTCCTTATAAACTTCTTATAGCATTCACCTTGTTTAGCTCTACAGGTTCTGCATCTATTTCTTTTATATTCTTTACCCTTCTTATATATGGAATCAAAAGAAGACTGCGCTAGGGTTAGTCCGCAAAAATTACAAATTTTTTCTATTTCAACAAAGTTTCGCGGTTTGAATCTTCCGCCATGTAGATACTTTAGAAGCTCTAGTTGATTATATTTAATGACGCTAAAGCTCCCGCAAGAACTATCCAGATTACACGTTCTGCGATTTTGATATTAACCGAACCTTTAGCGCTTGAGTCTTCTAAAACTCTAAGCCTGGTTTCGTGGTCAAGGATGAAGTGATTAACGTTAGATAGTTTTTCTTCTATGCGTGCAAGACTGGAAAGAGTGCGAGCGATTCCGCGCAATTCTGTTTCCACGTTTTCGAGTCTGCGCTCTAGGTGTTCTTCTTGCATGGTTAGATATTAGAAGGGTTTCAGGACGTGAGAGAAAATATCATTTGTTATTTAACAACTGCACATTAAAAAAAGCTTGTGTGTTAGATATTATTCGTATACTGTTATAGTCTTAATGATCTTAATAAGATCGTTTTTATAAAACTAGGAGAAAAAAAATGGAAGTAAGAGAAAGAATAGCTAAGGAAAAAATTGAGCATAAAAACCGACTTGCGGAGAGGGTTGAAAGACTCCCTAAAGATGAGGTTTATGAAGAGCGAAAAAGATACGCGCAAGAGAATCCTGAAGACACTAGACAACAGGACATCAACAACCTCATAGATAATTTTTTAATAGTTGCTTTAGATATGTTGGAAAGAAAAGCAGAAAAAAAATTATATGATTGGAAACTATATTGCCAAGTGCAAGGGCATTGCATTATGACTGGAAACGGAATTCTGCAACTAACGGGATGTTATGAGGGCGAAAAACTTTTTCCCTTCTTCACAGATCACCATAAAGAATCCTACTCAATGAGACAATCTAAAGTTTTAAAGGACTTGCACGATTGGATTTTTTGGAATGATGAAGCCACAGAAGAAAACCTAGTTTCAAAGGTCATTGATGTGGATATGTGGTGGAACTGCTAAGGCTAACTGAAGAGGATTTAATATCCGAAACGCGCGCAAGCGCGTCTTAGTCAAACTAGGAGAAAAAAAATGAAACATTTATTAATTGAAATTTTAGATAACATTCTTGAGCAAGATGAAGAATTGCATTATTTAATTCAATGTGAGCAAGAAGTCCTTATAGAGCTAACGCGGGACACTTCCAAAGCTTGCAATACTAAAGAGGGCGACCAATACGAAGGAGTGAACGCGGTAGATTCGGCGCTAATTGAAGTTTACAAAATAGACAAAACAAAACCCGATCAAATTACGCCTTTATATGAAGACTACACATATAACGGAGACGCTCAATATGTCGGCTCTATTAGTTGGAGTAATTGGGATTCAGGCGCTGAAAGAATCGAGGATTACAGTTGCATCCTTGAAGATAAATACAGGCTTCATGAAATAACTGCTAAATGGGAGGCTTCATATAACAACTTATAAGGCTAACTGAAGAGGATTTAATATCCGAAACGCGCGCAAGCGCGTCTTAGTCAATAAATAAACTAGGAGAAAAATATTATGAGCGAGACTATACAAGAGAACCACTATACAAAACCTATGATATGGGTTGCTAATTTAGGCGAATATAACGGCGGTAATTTAGTAGGTGAATGGGTTGCCCCTTCTGATTATTCAGAATTTGCCGACTATTGGAAAGCAGTTAAAAAAGCCACGAAGAACGCGGAAGAAATCGCGGTCTTTGATTATGAGCTACTGCCCTCATCTTTTGGAGAGTACCCCGACCATGAAGAGCTTTTCGACTTTGTGCATGCAGTAGAAGAATCTCATTTAGATTTAGAAACTATTTCCGAATTCGCTAACGCTACAGGCTACAAAATTACAGAATGTATATCAGAAGCAGAAGAGCGCTACTGCGGAGAGTGGGACAACTTCCAAAGTTACGCGGACGAATACGCCACAGATTGCGATTTATTTAACGAAATACCCGAACACCTTCAATACCATTTTGATTGGGAAAGCTACGCAAGGACGCTTCAATATGATCATACAGTTATTGAATTAAGCAATTATTCGGTGGCTATTTTTAGAGATTATTAAAGGCATACTGAAGAGGATTGAATATCCGAAACCCGCCCCCCCGTGCGGGTCTATGTCAAACAAAGGAGAACATATGCAGATTATTAGTTTAAATAACCACAAGCCCGCAATAGTGAGGCTAACCCCGACAATGCTCAATAAAGCGATCATTGACGCAAATAATAGCATTAGAAACTTTTCTAAGTTATTTGGTATTGATTTTGAGGATATGGAGGCGGGCGATAGGGAATCTATAGAGGCTGAATTCTTAGACGGGACACCGACAAAGTTAAGCTTTTACAGAACCAAGAACGCGCGCGGAGATAGGCGCTTTTCTATTAAGGGAATCAAGCAACAAGCAGAAGCGGGCGATACTATCGCTATAACGTCAAAAGTTAACGACAAAGGCGAATCAGTCCTTGTTATTAATGTTACTGCTAACGCTGAATATTCATACTTAGAGGCTGAAGCGTAATGTACTCGCAGATAATCGCCATATGTAACGGAAAACCTAAGCTTTATATAAACATGAGCGAAGAGGAGCATGCGTTAACTTGTAACTCTCTTAGGTTTGAAGGTTACGAAGAAAAAACAGAGCTGAGCAGATTAAAACAAAAAATATTTTGTGTTTGGTATCTGTATACAGAAAAACAAATTGATTTATTTGAACCTAAAGAAAGGTTTTCTGAGTCTTTAGAAAAAAAGCCAATGTTGAAGGACGTTCCGAAAGGCACACCATTAGAGGAGTTATTTTAGCCATGAACTACAGATGCACTTTCCTAGATAAAGATCTAATTCCTAGAGGATTTGTTGAGGCTGAGACTAGAGAAGAAGCTATTAAACATTGTCTAGAGGAAGCTCTTAATTATGGGCTTAAAGGCATTTTAAATAGATATAGAGCGCCTTTCTCTTATCAGGTGAATGAGATCAATAGGGGGCGGGGATTATCCGCGCGAAAATTATAAAAATTTTAGATTGGGCGGGGTTTTTACCCCTAGTTTACCCCGCTCAATCGCTTAAATGGAGCGACCAAATGAATGAATGGTTATGTGATGAATGTACCTCTGATGATATTGAACTCATCAAAGACAATAACAAAGAAATGGATTGTTACTGTAACGACTGCAAGGAAGAACAATATATTGTTTCTTTTTGGTGGATTAACAAAGGAGTCCGACAATGAATAAAGGCGATGCAGTTCAATGGCTAGGGAATAGAGGACATGATGTAGAAAAATCCGACATTAAAAGATGTAAAAGTATAGGTGATTATATGTTTATTGTGTTTAAAGAATATCCTAATGAAGTAGAGCTATATAACAGAACTGATATGTATGGTGAATGTTATGCCGAATACGATCTAAAAACTTTTAAATGGAATAAAGATCACATGAGGAAAGTTATTACTGGAGAGTGGAATTATTTGGAGCAAAGCCAATGAGTAAGTTAAAAGACATTGAGGGCTTTGATGAAATTATTGATAGTCAAAATGCTGAAAATCCTGGAACTAATATAAAGCCTCGTACTAGAGAGTTATGGGACAGGAAGATCAAAGCATCAAAGGCTAGAAAAAAATTAAAGGAGAAAAGCTAATGAAATATTATGTAACAACGTCAATTCATCTTTATAAGGGTGATGAAACTGATCCTAACAAAAGACATTGGGATGATTACGAGGAGTTAGACGTAATAAGTCCTAGTACAGAACCGAATGGAGATTTTGTTAAAAACAACGAGACAGAATACCTAGAACAACTTACAGAACTATTTGAAAGTTATGGTGATCCAGCAGAATCTATTGATGATGCTTGTATCGTATTTTCAAACGAAGCCTTAGATTATGAAATTTGGTTTCGTATAGAAGGTGTAGAGGAGAATAACAATGGCTAAATACAAAGTACAAGGAGAATACACTTATACAGTATTCAAGATAGTAGAAGCTGATAACGAAGAACAGGCAAAAACTATTGCTCAAGATGATGAACCTTTATGCACTTGGGATAGTGTTGAAAAAGATAGTTATTTTGAATTTGTAGAGAGTGCGACAAAGAGAAGATGAGAGACTTCAAGATATTAACTAAAAAGCAGTTTCTAAATTCTTATTCTTATCTAACCGAGGCTGAATATGATCTAACTGTTAAGGAGAAAAGCTAATGAAATATATACAAAGAAAAGACTATGACGGAAACTTAGAAACAGTTGATGAATTTGAGTCTCGTAAAGAAGCTATAAATAATCTCAAAGAATATCGCATATATGATACAAGTGCATTTTACTATATAAGTCAAAAACCTTGCAGAGATTGGCAAGAAAGCTATAAGGAGAAAAGCTAATGAATGAAGTATCAAACTTAAAATATATTAATTCTTTATTAGAAGAAGAAAAACAAACAAGACGTATTCAAGATGCTCAAGAATTATTGAAATTTGTTATATGGAAGTTACAAAAGGAGAAAAGCTAATGAACTATGTAATCAGATATACAGACTATAAACGAACACACTTACTTAATGATGAGTTTGAAGATATTAATAATGCAGAAGCATTTATAGATAGTAATTGGTTCGGTAAAGATAAAAAGTTTTATACGATTGAGGAGAAAAGCTAATGATTGAAATTATTGATTTACAAGGTAGTGATTGGACAGGTTGGACTTTTAAAAGTAAAAAAGAATTAAAGGATTTTTTACAAGAAGAGAGTTGTAATGTTAGTGAGTATTCTAAAGAAGAATATTACAAAGAAAATGCTGATGTTAGTTTAGATGAATATTGTGAAATGTATCAAATCAAATATGTGGAGAAAAGCTAATGAGTTTACGTCAAGTTGAAGAAGGAAAAAATCTTACTTTTTTATTCAAATGCAATAAGAAAGAATATGAAATTTTGATCAAAAACAACGGCAAATATTTACAAATAAGAAATCCTTGTTTGAAAGATCGCAAAGAATTTGAGATTTATTTTGAATCGATAATTAATTTACAGGAGAAGAGCTAATGAAATGTGAAATATGTAATGGAACAGGTAGATACAAGGAAGCTTATCCTTGTTTTGCTTGTGCAAGTAAAGGTTTTCTTACAAGCAAAGACATCACCAGGAATAATATTTATAGGGCAAAAAACCCAAAAAAAAATTTGCCAAGTGATACAATTAATAAGACTAAAAAGGTATTTATATGAATGATAAACAACTAATAGTTAAAAGACAGTTTGAATATGTAGATGTTGGTTACGCAAGTGAAAACGAAATTTTACAGATTTGCAAAAACTTAACGGGGGCTGAGATAAAATATATTTCTATTTCTGATACTGACTACCCCAACTATTCCAGCCATGCTAAAGATTTTCTAACATTAGGTCATACAGAGGGTTGGCAATTTACTTTTTATAGTGATTACAGGAAAGACAAACAAATAGAGGAAAGTTTTACTGCTTATCCCTTAGAAACGGCTGAGCGGGCTTGTAGGGTAGCTTGTGATGAGTTCCGAATTTTTAAAAATTTGAAAGATGCGATGAGTCATAACTTTAATGACGCAGAAATAACCAAGGCTTTAGAAAACCAATATGAAATTGAACAGGAGGCGTGGTATGGCGCAATCAGACATTAATCATTTAAAAACTATGATAGAGATTAACCGAGAAGGTAATCATTTTTTTGAAACTGAACAGAAGCTTAAAAGAGAACAACAAGCTGAAAAGGAATGGGTAAAAAAACTAGCAAGGAAGATAGGTTTTGGAAAAAACTTTATTAAATAATTTCTTTTTTGATTCTGAGATCTTTGGCGAGGTGGCTTGGGGTTGGAATGATGATTGCGTGTATGAAGCTAACAATCATAAAACTTTCAAGCCTAAGATCTCTGATCTAAACATAAAGACAAAATTGTCTATCAAACATACAACAAAAGTTAGACGAGAGTTGTATGAAGACTTAATGCTTGAGTACAAGATCAAGCAAAAGCCTACGGGCATTTTTGCTCATAGAAAAAATTAACATGTCAGGTATTAAATTTACTAGAAAAGAATCTAGGGTCTTAATTGATCTTATATCTGACCTCCAGGGTGCAGGTTTCTTTAGCAAAAATATGAAAATTTTGCAGAAAAAAGTTAATAGGTTTGAAGATGATAGAACTAAAACTTGTTTGTGTTGTGGTGCAAAGTTTGTATCTACAAGAAAAAGTAAAATCTATTGCTCTAGAAAGTGTATTAACAAAGTTTACTATATGAAACGCTCTAACTTACCTGACTACATGGAGGAGGAGTAGGCACGACCATATAATAGCCTACGTGTCCGCCTAATCTTTTATATGATATTGAAGCCTTTTGAGGGTGTTCATTAATAGGATGTAAAAACTCCTCTCCGTCTGCAAATTTACCCGTTATTAGATACATACTAGCCATTTCTGTTGGCTTTTCTTCTATTGGAATCCATTTCGCTTTTTCTCTGTGTATATATACGACCTTGTAATCATCTTGCATTATTTTCTCCTATGTTTTTGATATATTGAATTGCCTCATCCGCAGTTTTACCTAATGATCTGTGTACTTTTTCTCCTTTAATGCGGTAAAGCCACCCTCTAGGTGAATCTTGCATGCCGCTAGGATTGTTAGGTCTCCACCTAACATCATCCCATTTAACATTTTTTTCTGTTAGTAATTGTTCAATTATTTCTTTCTTCTTCATCTATTACGCTTTCCTCTACGTGTTCAAACACCATACGAAATTCTTCCTTATTGAGTATTGTCTTGATGTTTTGTTGATTGCATTTTTTTATATAGTTTCTGTAGCACTCCTCGAAAAATACTTCTAGGTATAAGACTAATGTTCCCATGCACATGCTCCATTTTCGCTGAATTGTTTAATGGTCTTTGTAGGAACGAGATACGCCAATTTCTGTTGCGTATCACCTCTACCCGTAAATAATGCGGGTCTAAGTCTTGACCTTGTAACGCATTCAAAGATCTTTTGTGTGGTAATCCATATATATTCTTGTCCGTCATAGATCACCCAATAGTCTGCTGTTGTTGTTAGTAATGCACTTGGTTTCCCATACATTTCTACTTCTATAACAAAGTTGCCTGTGTGTTGTGACTTTTGATCTGATTTTACTTCTACTGATTTGTGTATTTCTGGAATCCATATATCGTAACCTTTAAATTTTCCGCTTATCTGTACTGCACATGGGTATTTCTTTTTAATTATCTCAAGGACAGCAAGCTCTACATTCAGACCCGCTTCCAAGTCTGATTTAAAAGCGTCTTGCATTACCCAGATTTGTAGTTTTGAAAAGGTGAATTACCCTTGCCCTTACAAAACTTTTTATCGTACTACTGTTATTTGCAAAGGTTTGATTCTCTGGAATTGAAGCCAAAGCTTTATTTCTACCTTCACGTGTATTTATATTCGCTATTGTCACGGAGAGAAATATAGGCATTAAATTTGATACCAAATTTCTGTGATTTTCTGGAACTTTTTCCAAATAATCCATACGTTCTTGATGATCTAACATACCGCCCATTGTCGAGGCATGATGTATGTGATCTACCTTCAATTAGCTGTCTTGCATATCTTTATCCTGTTTATTATTGGCAAGTATCTTTCCTATTCTTGCGTAACCTTCAATATCATCCAATGTATCTTTATGACTTGGATTGTTTATGTATCTAATAACTTTAAACAAAAGCATGTAACCTACTTCTCTGCTTGCGCTAGTAGGGATGCCAGTAATTCCTTCTTTTGCTTTGGCTAGTTGCGAAAAAAATACATCTGGAGAACCATATTCTTTTCCTTTTTCTTCAACCAAGTCATCTACTTGATCTGTTATACCAACAGCCTTTCTACTTTTTAACAGTTCTTTTTTTATCTGATCGTACTCTTCTTTCCATTCTTCTTGCATAGCTAAATAACACATTAGTTAATAAATTGTTTTGTTTTTTCTAATAGATATTCTTCTGTGCCGTATCTATCTTCAAATTGTTTTTTGTTTTTATGTCTTGATACCCACATAGGGTTATTTGATTGATCTCTGTGGTGCTTGTAACACAATCCTATCGTTCTGAAATGTGCATTTGGTTTTGTTTTCCCGTCCAAATGATGAATTTCACACCACGAATGCGGTATACCTAATGTTTCCCAGCAAACAATACAGCCAAACTGTGCTACTTTATCCATCCATTGTTTTTCTGCTTTGGTTGGTGTTCTGCCCTTAAGTGCCATGCCCGTATGCTCTCATTTCCTGTCTGTTTGTAACGTGTCTTGTTTTCTCAACTTCTACCTCTGTATTTGTAGCTCCTAGCCTTGTAACTTCTCCGCGTAAACGTCCTTTTACAATTCCAACGTATTCACGGGCTTCTTTAAGCTCGTCTGTTGCGTCTGCTATTACTTCTTGTCCAGAAATAGAGCGCACACCTTGCTTCTCTGCTTTAAGCATAAGATTAGCTCGCAGATGTTTTACGTTTGCTTCAGCCTTAAAAAGTTCTACTTCAGCTTCTTCAATTATTCTTGCGTGTTCTCTTATTCTTTGTGCGTAATTTTCTTTTAAAAAATCATCCATTTTTCATACTCTTTGTTTCTTTGTACCAAAGAACTGCTAGTTCTTGTATCTTAGGGTCGTAACCTGGTACTCCTTTGTTCTTTTTATACCTCTCTCTCTGTAATCTTTTTTCGCATTCCTTACAACGAGACATTAATAAATCTCTTTTCCATTTATCTTTATAGAACTTTTCTATTGGCTTCAGCTCTTTACAGGCTGAGCATTTTTTCACATAGGAGCGCCTCCAACGCTAATCAAACGGGCTTACTTTCCTAACTCCTTGTCTACTGCCAAAAGGTTGCACGTTTTGTTGTACTTCCTCTATGACAGGAGGCATCCAGTCTAAAGGTACATCTTTGAAAGAGGATATATCAGCATCCCACATCAAATATTCTGTACCAGGTTTTCCCATACGAAACTTCCTTATCAGCAATTCACTATGATGAGTAAACTTTGATTGATCATCTTCGTAGTAATCTGGTCTATAAATAAACATGCAAATATCTGCATCTTGTTCTATAGAACCTGAATCTCTTAAATCTGAAAGCAATGGTCTTTTGTCTATTCTAGTTTCAACTGATCTGTTCAGTTGAGATAGCGCTAAGATAGGACAAGCCAACTCTTTAGCTAGTGCCTTCAAACCGCCTGATATTTTTCTAATCTCTTCTGTACGGCTTGATGCTGTTTGGTCTATTAATTGAATATAGTCTATTGCAATAAAATCTAGTGGCTTTTCCATGCTTAATTTTCTTGCCCTTGCTCCAATCTGTGCAAGAGTTAAGCCGCCTGTTTCATCAATATAGAATTGTTTATTTCTAACTACGTCCTGAATACTTAATACATTGTCGTGTTTCTCAAAAACTTTACCGCTATCTAAGTCCTCATTGTTGACTTTTAATTCTTGAGACATAATTTTTCTGACAACTTCCTTGTCTTCCATTTCTAAACTAAAGAACAAAGCTCTATTACCTTGCTTTGCTATGTTCCAACAGGTGTTAAGAGCTAAAGTTGTTTTGCCCATACCTGGTCTAGCCGCCAAAATTATTAAATTTCCTTTTTTAAATCCGCCTATTCTTCTATCTAAATCTTTGAAGCCAGTCTGAACTCCTATGTGTTTTGATTTATCTGTATCAAATACATCATCTAAAACGTCCTTCAATATATCTTGTATTAACTTAGGCTCGCCTTTGGTTATAGCTGTGTCCATGAACATGGATTGCACTTCGTTTAAGCTTTCGGATACATTGTCTCCATTCAATAAGATACTATCTATTCTCTGTGCGTTGCTTGAAATATCTCGCATCTGCTTTGTATCTTTGAGAATATGTACGTAAGAATTAAAACCAGCGGTGCTAGGTGTTTCTTTTGCAATATTAATCACCTCTTGCGATAAGCTTTGAGGTAAAGATTCAGAAACTGTTATAACATCTATGTCTAGTTTATTATCAGCCAATTTCATCATTGCTTTATAAATTTCTGCGTGTGATTTATCAGAAAAAAAATCTTCAGTAAGATCTATTGTTCCCAGTAAACTATTCTTCAGCAAAACACACCCTAAAACTCCTCGTTCTGATTCTCTGCTCTCAAATTTTTTCATCTTGTCGCTCCTTTTAATTGTGGGTGGTAATCAAGATTGAAAACCTTGCCCATTGTTCTTCTTCTTAATAAAAATTCTAAATCTGGAATTTTATTTCGATCTTCAAATTGCCAGCCCGTCTTCAGCTCTTCAGACAAGGCACAAAAAGCAAAATATTCTTCCCACCATTCCAAATCACCTACTGGCTGCTTTTCTAATTTTCCATCGTCTTCAAATTCAGGAGGTTTTTTTAACAAACTCAAGATAAGATGTTGATGTTCAGCTGAAACCTTTTTTTCTTTGTGAGTTGGGAAGTTTTCTTGGTAAATACCCTTGATTGAGAATAATAATTCTTTAGCTTTTTTTTCTTTTGTATTTCTTTTAGTTTCTTCTTTTGTATCCTCTAATGTATTGGGGTGCGCTGTGGCGGTGGGGAGGGGGGTCACAGAGCGGGGGGGTGGGGTGTCTTGTGAACCCACGGGTAACAAGCATTCAATCCAATTAGAAGTCTGCCCTTTTTTGTCATCCTTGTACCTTGGTATTCTTTTAATCAGTCCTAGTTCTTCTAATTCTTTTATTATTTTTTGTACGCTTTTTGGATCTTTGAGTCCAACCTTTTTTGCTATATGTGAATTGCTTGGGTAAGCTCTTTTTGTGATTGGGTCTGAATAGTCGGCTATCTTTAATAAAACTAACTTTCGCGTTGGTGTTAAACCTTCAATTTGCCATGCCCAATTTAAAGCTTCTATACACATTGATCTTATCTTTTCCTGTAGTCTTGTGAATCCATAGTCTCAAGAGTTTAAACGCAAGAAAATAAAAAAACAAGTCTTCAAAATTGTGTATCACTATTAATAGTTTCTAAAAACGTTATGAGATATAGATTTTTACGCAATTTTATATAAAAAAATTATCTTAAAAAGTAAGATTTTTGTCCAGGAATTTGCTATATTAGGTTGCAAGATATAGGAAAAAAGATGACTAAAGAACCAATACCTAAACATATTAGGGAAGGATTTTCTAAAAGACTTACACAAGCTCTTAACGCTCGAGATTTTCCTGTAACTAAAAGAAACTTTGAGCTTCGCACTCGTTATAACAGCACTCAACAAGCAGTAAACAAATGGTCACATGGAGTAATGCCTCGCATTGAAACCTTGTGCGCTATTTGTGATGACCTAAGTATAAACCTTACTTGGTTAGTAACAGGCAAAGGAAACATGAATGATGTCATGACAATCGATGTTAATAAGTTTGAAGAAATTGTAACTAGAACTGAAGAAGTGATTACAGAAAAACAAATGCGTGGGATTCCTGCGTTAGCAAGAGCAAAACTTTATACCAAATATTATAATATTGATTCAATAGAGGGACAGCTGAGTACACAACGTATAAGTGAAGATTTAGAACTTTTGCAAGCAGCTTATACAAAAACTACATCTGAAGATTACTTTTCCTAATATAAGGATATAACGATGAAAACTAATGATTTTAGATCTTTAGCAGGAGCTGAAGTACTTACTTTCGAACATTATATAAATTCACCTCATCAAGACAAAGACTGGCATAAATACTTTTTAGCTGACAAAAGAGGCTATAAATTTTTTACTGTTTTTTTAAGAGCTGTATTTGATGGTGAGGCGGTTAGGCTAAACGACATTTTAAATGTTTTTATAGATTCTGTTTATGATGGTGAAGAAACAATTAAGAAAAAAATACAAGAAGGTGTAGAAAAAAAAATAATACACCGCCATGTGTGTGAAGAAGATGCTAGAACAAAAATATATTATTTTAATCAAGATATTCTTGATGAAGTAAGTGAATATTTAGTTTACACACAAGAACAAAGAATGATCAACATACTTGAAGCATTTGAAGATATTTACACAACAAACATAATAAAATCATTTATGTCTATATTTTTACCTAGATATGGCAAAGATATCTCTATAAAAATAATAAAGACTCTTTGTTCGCAGCCAGCTAGACAAAACATATTTGAAAAAAAACAACTTCCACTTGAATAGAAATAAAACTTACAAGTAAAAAATTACTTGTAAAAAATTACTTGTAAAAATTTACTAGCAATAATTATAGACAAGCTGTCTTCATTCTGTAAATTGTATGTATGGAAAAAGAAACTATACATTATGCTATTTATTTAGCTCTTGTTGAGCTTGAAAATTAAAAATAAGACTACCATTTAGTCTTTTTTTTGACTAATATAACAATTAATAAGAGCTTTTAATAAATGAAGTTCTATTAAAACAACTAAGATTAACAGGAAATACTATGGAAAATTTAAGACAACAAGAAACCCAAGAACCAATTAACAATCCCGTAGATGTGCAATATGCGCCTTTGACAAATGAATTTGTTAAAGCGTGGTGTAAGGCACAACTTAATATTGCACACGCAAGAGAAGATCAGAAAGGGCAGTATGGAGGCTATGCTTCTGTGGTGTCAGTAATTACAGCTGTAAAAGAAGCTTTTTGTAAGGAAGGCATAATGTATTTTCAACATCAACGTCCACACGACAAAGGTGTAATGATACAAACATCATTTTATGGACATGATTCTGAACTGCATACAGGTTGGTTTTTTATACCCGCAGAAAATTTATCGCCACAAAAATTTGGTGCAGCGCTGACCTATGCTAGAAGATATTCTTTATCTACTGCATGCGGTATAGGCGCAGATGATGATGATGCAGAAGCATTACAGGCAGATTATGTTAAAGCGCAGACAACAAAAAAATCTAATGGCAAAACACCTGTAATAGATTGGTACACAGATGTTATAGATCATTTACCCGATTTGAATATAAGAGAGTTAGATAAAGTACCTTCTGCTCTACAGAAACCAATTATTAAATTGGTATTTGAGTCTACCCCTGATAAAGCAGAAAAAGCTCGCATGGCTATAAAAAAAATAGATGGCTGGAAAAATCACTCTTTGTTGCTTGTAAATATAAAAGAAGCAATGGATAAAAGTTTTGAGGCTCAAGCATGAGTAGAGTATTAGAAAAGTTTGAACAGGGTTCACAAGAATGGCTTGACCAGAGAATAGGTATGATGACTGGAACTAGGTCTGGAAAAATAAATTCCAATAGACCTTCTGAAGTTTATCGTGAAATGGTTAGAGAGTTTATAGGCGCACCTTCAGAGTTTGTTCCTAACTTTCACACAGAAAGAGGAACAACTTATGAGCCTGTTGCAAGGTTGGAATATTTAGATCAGACCAGTTATGCCCTAGAAGAAGACTCAGAGTTTTTTCAACTACACGATGAATATGACTGGATAGGCGTTAGCCCTGATGGAATTACAGTAGATCAAGAAGGTAACAGGATAGGGTTGGAAATAAAATGTCCTATGAAATTTACCCTAAATGAAACTGGTGATATAGATCTAAACAAAAAAAAGCCAAACTACTTTGGTCAGGTTCAACATTTTATGGAAGTCTGTGATTTAGATTATTGTGATTATGTTGAGTGGGTAGAAGGGGATATAAGGATTCTTAGAGTGCAAAGAGATCAAGAGTTCTGGAAAGCCCACTTGCCTAAGCTCAAAGCATTCATGGACGAATACAGTTCGATTATTAAAGACCCTGTATTAAGAGCTGAGTATGGAGACGAAAAGAATTTAACCATTGAGGATGATAGGTTTGAGAGATTAGTAGAAATATCTGAAACCAAAAAAGAATTAGATCAAGAGTTTAAGTTCCTTAAAGAAGAGTTAAGCAAAGAGAAGTTAGAAACTTCAGCGTATAACGGATTAGTTAATCCACAAGGCTACAGACTTAACATAATTAAAAAAGTAGGAAGTATAAATTATAAAAAGATTTTTGATACTTATGAGTTTCAAATCAATGCGCTGTTAAAAAACGATGACGTGAAACTGGATAAGTTTAAAAACAAAGCGAGTGAGTCAATCACTTTTTCACCACCAAGAAAATAGGAGTACATATGTCAGGTGTTAATAAAGTAATTATTGTTGGGAATATTGGCAATAAGGAAGTAAAAGAAGCAGGTAATAGTCAAGTAGCAAACCTAAGTGTAGCAACTTCAGAGTCTTGGAAAGATAAAGAAACTGGAGAAAAAAAAGAAGTTACAGAATGGCACAACATAGTTTTATGGGGTCAACCTGCAAAATTTGTTGAACAGTATTTAGATAAAGGAGATAAGGTTTATATTGAAGGTAAACTTAAAACCAGAAACTGGGAAGACGATGGTGTTAAAAAATATAGAACTGAAATCATAGGCAATCAGATACAAAATTTAGGTACTAAGAAAAGCGGAGATAACCCTAACGAAGACATACCATTTTAAGGAGATTAGATGCCTGGATTAACAATCAGAAGAAGCAAGGACGAAGTAATCTTTTTGGGTACTTCTCTTGATAAAGACAATTTAAAAGATACGTTTGATCACAAGATCAGAGTTCAAAAAGTTGACTTAAAAGAGAGAACGGCTGAGTTAGAGGTCTTAACAAGACAGGTTAATTATGTGGATTATGCTGAACTTAACTTAGAAGAAGGCGAAGAAACAAAACTTGGTGAAACCTTTATAAGGTGCAAAGAAACTTACAAAGAAAAGGTCAGAGGCATTAATCATGAAGTCGTTGACCTTGAATTTGAAGCCCCTATGGAAGTAAGAATTCATAGGGATGATTTAATATAAATAAGGAAAAAAATGGCAGAAGAAAATAATCAAGTCCAGCTCAACGATGTAGCTATAGCAATTAATGCTATAGACATAGCCTCTAAAGCTGGTGCATATAATGGTGCGGACATGGAAATTATAGGTGGAGCTAGAAATAGACTACACGCTTTAGTTCAAGCAGCACAACCAGCACCTGAAGCAGCAAATGATGATGCTAACGGACTACAAGATGAAGTAGGCGTAGTTGATGATGCTGAAGTAATTGTAGAATAAAAATAAAGTAAGGGGGTTGTTATGACTCATGGGAAGAAACGATTAAATTCATATATCAATGGGATACCTCTCCATCCCTTATATGAGTCTAAAGGTAGTGATTACTGCCGCTCCTCAGCAAAGTGGAATCCTAGTGATAAATTAACAGCCCGTCCTTGCGACAATATGAGTTGTTGGATAGATCCTAATGACCCTGATTGTGCAAGAACTGCAATAGCCATAGAAACTTTTGAACGACCAGTATGTAAGACTTGTGGAATTACAGATGATGAAAAGAATCATTGGTATCAATTAGAGTCTCTTGTGCAAAAAAATATAGTTATGCGAGTTTGCAGTTTAGGTTACAGACCTGTTCAATTTAGAGAAGCTGAAGTTAAAAGGGAGATAACTACAGTCAAAGACGTTGATGACAGAAGAAAAGAATTAAGTCATATAGCAGCATTATTTAATAGGCAGTTGAGATAGTCTGCCTTGTGGGTTCATATTTCTCCTATAAAATATTACTAATACCTACTAAAGCTAGTCCTTAGTCGCTCAAGGATAAGCAACTATCTCACTAATATGGAACAACTATTAACACCGAAAGAAACAGCTAAAGTATTAGGAGTCTCAGTAGACGTAGTAAGGTTATTAGCTAAGTCTGATGAACTACCATACGTTCAAATATCGCAACGTATTATACGTTTTAAACCCTCTTCACTTGAAAAGTTTACAGAAAAAAGAGAAACTTCTATACGCTAGTAGCCTTTAGTTGTAAGCATGGGCTACAGCTGTAGCTAATGCGTAAATATAAATATATTAGAAAAGTACCAAAATCACCTTATTGGTATTACAGATTCAAAATAAAAAATAAAGTTTATTCAGGTTCTACTGGTACAACTAATCAACGTGAAGCATACAAAATTGCTTTATTAAAAAAGACACAAATATCCAACGAAATAAAAAACCCTAATAAATTTAAAGGCAAGACCTGGGAAGATGCTCGCGATAGATGGGTAGATACAAGGAAGAATTGGAATGATCAGGAACAGTACAGATTAAATTGGTTTAACCAAGAGCTTAAGAGTAAAAAAATATCTAACATAGATGCAGATCTTGTTTTTAAATTACAACAAAAACAATTAAAAGACGGACTAAAACCACAAACAGTTGATAGGAACTTTAGCCAGCTCAGATCTATTTTAAAATTGTCTTATAAAATTGGATGGGTAAAAGATATACCTTTTATAGAAAGAGTAGGTATAGAAGTAGAAAGACATAGAGAAATTACCAAAAAAGAAAAGGTTAATTTATTTGCAAACTTACCAGATCATTTAATAGACCCGATAAAGTTTTATTTACAAACAGGCTTGAGAAAAAATGAATTGGTAAATTTAAAATGGGAACAAGTAGATTTGAAGAAAAAAAGAATTAGGTTTAAAGAGAATGAACAAAAAAACAATACATTTGATTATGTTCCTTTAAGTCAAAAGGCAATAGAGATTTTAAATAATAATAAAGGGAAACACCCAACTTTAGTTTTTGCTGGTAAATCTAAAGTATCTGGAGGACTTGGCGATTTTAAAAAAGCATGGCAGTTGGCAAAAAAGAAGTCAGGTATAGAAGATCTACGAATACATGATCTAAGACATGACGTTGGATCTACTTTAGCTGAAGAAGATGTATCTGAGGCTTACATTGCTTCCGTTCTTAGACATAAAGATACAAAAACCACTAGAAAATATATCAAAGCAAGGGACGCAAAACTGTTAGAAATTGTAGAATTGCTGCACTAGAGTGGTATAAATAGTGGTATACCAGCAAAGTTGTTACTCTGAAACGTAGCTGCAACGGGTATTGTTAGTTTAAGACTGTAACCTTGACATGGTGGGGGTCGGTGGTTCAAGTCCACTCGTGTCTACCACCTCTCCCAGCTGGTTTTCCTTTAATTTAAAGGCTTTTAAGCCAAATCCCGTTTTAACGATTAAGAAAGTTTAAACAGATTAAGACCGTTTTAGCGCGCATAAAAGTGGTATACAAAGTGGTATACTAAAATAAAAAGATTACTAGAAACATCATTGGAATAATCATTCCGTGTATAAAAATTAAAATTCTTTCTTCTTCAGTCATATATTCTGTTTATCCTCTTGTATTGATTTGATTAATGTTATATCTTGCAGCCGATTTTTATTAACCCCTAATATAGGAGAAAAAGTGTACCGCTCTGACTTTGTTTTTTTTGTAATTGTTTCTTCCGTTCTTTTCAGTCCAGTTTTTTTAATAGCAATTAGCTCTGCAAAATTTGCTATATAGATTATCCAGCATCGTTCTTACTCATTGTTGAGTAACATTGATTGTATTTGTTCCACCACCATTGATAGTCACAACTTTAGTTACTCCGTTTTGTGTAAGTATCAAGGTGTAGCCAGACGATCCATCTAAATCTAATATAAGAGAATTACCTACGTTACGTCTAATACTTATATTTTGACCTTGTATTAGCGTTGTAATCTGTGTGTCTTTATCTTGTCCAATCTCAGTACCAACTATTTTAATACCAGTAGCTAGTCCTAACTGATCTTCCTCTTTTTTTACGGCTAAAGCATCAAGTACGTTTAACATATCTTCTAGAAAATTTACTTGTAATAAATCTATATCTAGCTCTGTAAACTCAAGCTCATTATCATCTAGTGCATCTTCGGCTAGATAATCAACATCTAACTCATTGAAATCTAAAAATACATTTGTCGATGAAGACTCTGTTTCTTTAACCTGTTCTTTTTCCTCCTTAGGCTCAGAAACAATAAGCATGTTGTCAATAAGATCTAATGTTAGATCAAGTATGACTGGATTAGATGGCATATTCTCAAAAGCAGAAACTGTTGTAGCCTGGAATGGTTTATTTAAAACAACTGTTCCCATGCCAGTAGACACTTCAATTTCACCACTTGATAAACCAAGTTTGTCTGGCAAAAGAATAATCAAAGAGCGTCCAAGCTCATCTACGGTTATTGTAAAGTCTGTTCCTCTTATACCTATTGTTGCAGTATTCGTTCTTATCTTAATATTTTTTTTTGCTACTTTATTAAGTCTGCCAGTAACAAAACGTGCAGTACCTTTAGCAAAAGTTAAAGCCATCTTTGATTTATTTGGATCAGGATCAAAAATAAACTCATCAATCAATACTCGCGAGTTTTCCGTTAGCTTTATTTGAGTTTCATCAATAAACGTAATCCCCATTCGCCCATCAGCCGTTTCTACTTTGTCATAACTCAGTATTCCAAAGTCTAGTTCAGCTCCGTAGGGTTTATCTCTTAAAACCTGTGCTGTGCCGTTAAGTTCTGTAACTGATCCTATGGAATCAGCACACAAAACTTGTTGAGGCATCAGACTGATTAACACACACGACCCCATTAGAGCCAACAGATGTAATCTTAAGCCAATCATTATCAGAGGTAGATTGTTGTGTTATGTTGAATGTCCTTGATCCTCCAGTCTGGTCTAAGTAGAAGTAACCACCTGCATACCCATCACCATCATAAGTAACCGTATTGTCTGAACCATCTATGTCCATGTAATTAGTAGCACCATCAACATCTATAGATGATGTTATTGTGTTGTTTGAACCTTGTATGATCCAATCTAAATCTAACGTAGCCGCAATAGCGTTAGTAGCCTGATTAAGTGTCATTGTGTTTGAGCTGCCCGTGACTTGAACATTGACATTAGATGAATCAGCTCCAAAAGTATTTGTTGGGTCTGTTTGCATGTTAAACGTATTTGTTGAACCAAGGAAAGAAAAATAACCTGTATAACTGTCAGCCCATATATCACCTAAGAATTTATTTGTAGATCCTTTTTGCAATATGTCTAGGCTCATAGATGCACCATCTAAATCTAATGGTGTCATAGAACCAGCAGCAGCTGTTGCACCACCAATAAGGTTTCCAGATCCATTGATCTGTTCAATGTCTAAATTCAAAGCAGTACCACCGCTTTGATCAATATATATTTCGTTGTCAGCCGCGAATAGCAGCAATGCACTCGTCATCGCAACTAGGCTCAATAATAATTTCTTCATGTTCCCAATACCCTCTCTCGTATCCTATGTTTATAATTTCTAAAACACTTTTTTCTATAGCTTTTTGCAATGCAATAGAACCACTCTCGTTTTCTGTAAATCCACCTTCTAGCTCTATTAGTTCTGTTCCTAGTTCTATAAATCTAAAAACATCTTGAGATATACCCACAGATAGAATGGTTTTAGTTGTCATGACTTCTATCAAAACTTCGCCAGTTAAAACCGAAATCAGGCGTAAAGATATTGTTACTGTATCTTCCCTGTATTGGTTACTACTGGATATGCCTAAATAGCGAAATCCAACTCCACCGCTTCTTTGGTTCACGTCATAATCTACGACAGCACCTTCTATGAGTAACCCCGCAAATAACAGCGGACTCAACTCTTTTTGTTTAAACCCTTCTCTGGTAGATCGTATTAAGGTTCTTTCTTTTACAAGATTGTCTAGCCCTATACGTTCTATTACTCTCCAGAATTGACCATTAGCAGAATGCTTTAACGCTCTTAATAAATAAGCGTGTGGAGCTTGAGTAATTGCGGTACTAAATAAAGCAAACTCACTATTACTTCTTCTCTGTCCCGTTTGATCAGTGAAGCTAGACGGGTATATTGCTATTGTTGGTTTTTTTTTCGGGGGAGATACTTCTTTTAATTCTTGTGACTGGAGATCTAAAATACTAGGAGCTGTAATTTTGTTGTTTGGTATACCACCTTTATTCAACAAATCGTCATTCTTTAACGCACAGCTAGAAAGTAAAAGAACCAGTAGGAACAGTAATAGTTGTGGTTTCTCCATTTTCATCTGTGATTGTTAATGTTATTTTGTCGTCTTCTACTTCGTATTCTATGGTGTTGCCTTCCAGCTCTAATGTTCCAAACTCAGATTGATTTTCACCAAATAAGTTTTCAACTAATTGCCTGGAGAGTTGTGCATATATTCTTGATTCCAGATTACGAATGAATCTAGCCAAAGTAGTATTGTCCGCTTCCCTTGCTAGTTCTTCTTGATATGCTTTTATCTCTTCTCTGACATTTTCTTTTCTATTGAACTCTTGATTTTCAATAGTTAAATAATGAGAGCTAGTATTATTTCCCGAAAAACTAGGATTTTTGAATTTATGCACCATTTGATCTGCATTAACTTTTGGAACAATAAACCCAAAAGTAATGAAAACGCACAAAGCCCAAATAGAAAAAAATGTAAAAAACATTTTCATGTTAATCTTTACGCTGATCTTTTTGTCCGTCTGCTCTTGCTATCCTATTAACGTCAGGCTGCATGCCTAACGCTGCCCGACACATCGCATCAATACGAATCATGTCGTTATCCATTTGCCTAATTCTGTCTATCAAAGCAACTATCATTGTCTGTTGCGTATCCAGTTTTTTATGTATGTCTGATATTAAACTTTTGAACAACATCCACACCAAATAACCTAAACCCATAGCTCCTACCGCTGGTATACCAATAGTTTCTACAGCGCTTACCCATTCGTTCATCTACCTTGTCCTCTGTAACTTAATTTTTTTTGTCTTTTCTTTTGTTTGTTTTTAACATGAACATTAGAATTGTTAGCTTTTCCTATAGAGGTGTGTTTCTTTCTGCGTTTAGTTAAATCAACTACGTTGATAGATTTAGTCGCTTTCCTCATGGATATTCTGGATAGTAACTAGCAACAGTAAGTTCTATTTCTTTAACACCTTTAGTCAATTCTTTAAATTTTTTCATAGCAATAGCACTATTGCTGACAGCTATTCTGTCGCCCATTACAGACATACCTAACGCAAAACAACCTTGCACATCGTCAGGAAAATTACCTATATGACAAAACAATATTTTGGATCTGCCTGGAACATCCATAACTTCAAAAGTGTCAGGATATTTTTCTGAACTATAAGGCTCACATGTGTAGTGACCTTCAGGTATACAACTTTCATACGGCTTATTATCAAGCCAAGGTTTTTCTATCGTATACAGTTCGTATTGATCTAAGTGAAATTTACCTAGCACACCTTTAGGGTGGTAACACAGACGTTCTAAAATTATATTCATTTACCTATCCTTTCATTCCATTGTTTATTAAATTGTTTATACACAGAGTTCATGTCGTCTTGTATATCACTAAGACGTTCATTTCTTTTTACAAAACTCACTTTAGAATTTTCTACAGTTTTTCTTTTTTCTCGTAATTTACGCAACGACTTAGCTGTGTTTTTTT